GAAAGGGAAGACCTAAAGAATATTGTAGAGAAAATAAAGAAATAAAACTTCATTCACATTAAACGATGTGATATAATCAAATTTTTACATTCTTTTTATTCATTTAACGTTCTAATATAATTAATCGACGTTTTAAATGTAAAAAGGTGTAAAAAGTGAAATTATTTGTAATTTAGATTAAATAAAACAAAATATTCCTATTTTTATATTAAAATTTTAAATATCGATTTGATTTATACATAAAATATTTTTATATTTTATGCGATAAAATTAAACATTTAAATGTGAATAGCTTTAATAAAATTATACAAAATCTTATTTAAGATTTGTATATTATTTAACGAATAATTTAGAGTCCTAATAATCGTTAACATTGAACTTGTATTTTCACAAATTATAAATATTTGATGTAAAAAGACAACTATAAATTAATCGTTTATTATATTTAATATTATTAAATATAAACATATTTTTAATTTTTGATACTATTAATTTAATAAAAAAAAATAAATAATATTTCATGTAATTAAATTTTATTCAAATCATGTTTATATTTTTTATCATTAATAAATTGTTCCCACATACCTCTAATTTCTCCATCGCTCATTATTTTCATTCTAGTTTTATCATTTTCTTTATATGCCCTATAATTTGCTCTTTGATGTGTTACCCAATTACCTAAACTTAATTCATATACTTTATCATTAGATACCGGAGTATAAACCGAAGGATATTTTTTATATTTATTAATAAAATTTTTAACTTCATTTATTTTTATTTTCCAATTTGTTAAATTTTTTGTTTCTTTTGGTCTAAAAAGATCTTTATATTTTACATCATTTATAAAATTTTTCCATTTTTTTTTAGTTTCTATATCCATTGTTTTTTTCCCCGTCGTGCTATTATATTTTTGTTTTTGGTTAGAAATCCAATTTCCTAATCTATTAATTTCCGGATCTTTATTTTTTGCAGGTGGTAATGTTTTTTTATTATGTATATAATTTTTAACCGCTATTAAATTCGCATCCCATATTTCATTGTCATTTTTAAAATTTTTATTATATTTTTTGTCATTAATAAATTGTTCCCATGTGTTTTTAATATTATTATCTTTCATTGACTTTTCATTATTTTTATAATTTTGTGTTTGTGTTGATAACCAAAGTCCTAATCGTTTTATATCGGGATTAACATGTTCAGATGATGGTCTTTTTCCATTATTATCAATAATATATTGCTTGATTTTTTTTAAATTTTCATACCATTTTTCTTTTTTAGACATAAATATTTTCTTGTATTTGTCATCATTAATAAAATCTTTCCATTTTTTTCTTATTTTTTTATTTTTCATTATTTTTGCCATATTTTTATAATTTTCTGTTTGATGATTTAACCATTTTGCCAATACTTTTGTTTCTATTTTTTCAGAATTTCGTTTCGGGCGCTCTCCATGGTCATCTATATATTTTTTTAATTTATCTAAATTTATTCCCCATTCGACAATGCCCCATTTATTACAAATTATTGTTTCAAAATTATTTTCAAATTTATTAAAATCTATTTTCACATCACTATATATTTTTATATCTTCATATTTAATTACAAATTTTCGTAAATTTCCATTTATCTTTTTTCTATTATTGAGAATAAATTCATCTGTTATTCTATCATCAGTAGTTCCTAATGATTTTAAAACGGATTTTATTGTAACAAAATAATCTTTTTCTTTGAATATATTATGTTCATTATTTTTTTCTGTAAATTCAACAACACTTGGTAATAAAATATATCCTAATTTTTTTCCTTCATTTTTTCTTAAACATCTTCCAATACTTTGAATAATATCAATAGTAGAAATTTTATTATCGGCAAAACAAACACAATCAACTTCTTTTATATCTACACCTTCTGTAAAAATTCTTGAACTCGAAATTATACTAACATTATCATTAATAAAATCATTTATATTTTTATTTCTTGTTCTCATATTCGATTCTCCGGTCAAGTAATAACATTTGCATTCAATTTTCATTATTTTTAAAAAATTAATCAATAAATCATGGAATATTTTTGCATTTTTATTTGTATTATTAAATGTTAAAATATGTTTTAATTTATAATCCACAATAGAGCGACAGACTAAATATGCGCACATATAATATCTCATCTCAATTTCCTCTTTAGATAAATTTTCGTCAACAATATAATTATTTTTTTTTATCATTTTCTTAAAACATTGCTTATTTATCAAAGGGCATATTATTTTATAATCGCATAGTTGATTATCCACAATGGCTTTTTTTAATGAGTAAGTATGAATAATTTTACCATATATTTTTTCATCATCCATAGATAATATATTATTTTCGTCTTCTAATTCATCTTCATTTGTACTATTATTTGCATTTCCTTTATAAATTTTTTCCGTAGCGGTTGTAAATAATCGTTTTTCTATTTTTAATTTATCATTTAACAAAGAAGAAAATGATCTTTCACTATTTCCAACCGTTTTGTGTGCTTCATCATATATGCACATATTTAATTTTATATTGTATTTAATTAATATGTCACATAATCTATCAGAAGATTGATATGTCGTAATAATAATTATTTTTTCATTTTTGTTTTTTTTCAAAAATAATTTAATTTCACATATTTTAGTTGTTAATACTAATCCGGTATCATTTTGTTCTTTAATTTCGGCATCAGATCCAATTAATAAATATTTACAATTAGTTACCATTTCACTCCATGTATTATAAACTTGAGATAATAAGTATAGGGAAGGCACGGCAATACACACATTATTTAATTTTAATTTTTTATAAATCCAGTGGCAAACTAATGTTTTACCAGTTCCACAAGGCATATACAAACGTCCCTTATCATTTTTTTTAAAATATTCATTTGCTATATTTATAATATCTTTTTGGTATTCGCGAGGTTTATATGTTATTAATTCTTTTTTTTCTTTTGTTAAATTATTATTTATTGAAATAAATGTATTTGTTGATGTTTTTTTTAATGTATGGTACAGAATTTTAATAACTTTTTTACTACGTTCTATGTTACTAGTTGCATTGATCGTATTGGTAATAAATATTCCTTTATTAAATTTTTCTGAAATTCCAAATGTCAATCCGAGAAATGTTCCTAGTTCATCCCATCTTATTATTTTATTTTTATTTTGCCTATATTTACATTGAACCGCAAAATATTTATTATCATAAGTTTCCAAAATAATATCAATACCATTATCTTTAATAGGAATTCCTAATTGTTGTTTTATTTTATCCGATGATTTATTATTTAATAACCATGAATTTTTAATTAAATTTTTCCATTTATTATCAAAAAGAAAATATAAATGACAAAAATATTCAAAATATTTTCCTTTTTCATCATTAGGTAAATCTTTGATTTTGTTATCAAATTCATCAAATGTTTCGCATTGTTTTATTATCTTTTTAAATTTATTATCCATTACTTTTTTATTAAAGTAATATATTATCATACAATTATAAATTCAATTTTTTTTACAATTCGATAATGAAAATTTTCATCTTTATCAATAATTGCAATACAATTATTAATAAAATATTAATTAAATATATATCAAATAAATAAATAATTTAAGTTCTAATTCTTGGCATAATACACATTGACATTAATTCTTGTATTAGTAATTTAAATGCATATGGTATAATAATTTTCGAAATTTCTGTTTTATTTCTACATGCTTTACATTCATATGTATCATTCTCAGTTGGAAAATGATATTGATTAACATCACGAACTACACGCGATGCAATTGCTCCGCATATATCACATATATATGTTGAATATGCATCAGAATTGTCTAATAATTTTTCTTTCAAATAATAGGCGATACCGTGCGCAATTAAACAATCTCTTTCCATTTCACCCAATCTGAGACCTCCATCGCGAATTCGTCCATCGGGTGGTTGATGAGTCAATGTTGTCTTTGGTCCATGAGCACGGCTATTACCTGTCCAACAAGATTTTCCATTTCTTCTCACATAAAAGACTTCATTAGGAACCTGCAAACAACAAACATGACATTTTTCATAAACTATTTTTTCACTTGCATTATTATCAATAATTGGATTTATATTATCTTTAATTATATTAACTTTGAATAGGTCGTTTTCTTTTTCAACAATTGATGTCCAACCTGCGTGTAAAGATAATTGTGTGATAATATTCATATATAATTTTGATAACGTGTAATATATTTTATCGTTTCCTATTTCTAAATCTTTCATATTATAAAAATTGTATTTTACCATACTATTTATTAATAATTGACATTGTGAAGAATTTAATTCCCAAATCCAATTAGGTATTATTTTAAGAGATGATAAATAATTGGATAAATTTGCAAATCCAACCTTATAACCTATTTTATAATATATTCCTTTTCTTTCTTCATAATCATAAATTTTATCCGGGTTATCGTTTATCAACATTCCAAAAAATTCCAACCATAAATCCATATCAATTTTTGATGTTCTCCCATATGGAAATATGAATTGATAATATGGGTTGTTCCATAAAACATCCTTTTTATATTTACATTTTTGTCCTATAACATTATTTGCATACTCAAAATTATAATTATTCCAATTATTATCATCGTTGGGTTTTGATATCCACATTCTATGATTTTCTGTTACAGCCAAATCAATATTTTCATTTTCAATATAATACATATTTCCTTCATAATACGGATAATCATATATTTTTAAAGGATAAACATATTTTAATTCATTGTTATCCAATGTTGCTATTTTATCTGTTTTTTTAATCTGGGTAATATTTTTCCATCCATTAATTGTTAATACATCTGTATCTGTTTTTAAACAATGTATTTTATCAGCAACCAAATGTTTTAATCTTTGGTAATATGTTGGACCCATAAATATTTTTACTTTTGTTTTTTTTCCTGTTCTTCCATCATATAAATATTCTGTTCCTTTTTCATCATAACCATATTCTTTTAATATGTTTTTTATTTTTTCTAAATCTATTGGTTCAAAAGGTGTTCCGTCTGATTCATATCCTTCTAATACTGATGCTTTGTTCATATATCCTTCAATTAATTGCGCCATTGTCATTCTACTTGTAATACAATTTGGATTAATAATTATATCCGGTTTTAATCCGTCTTTTGTGCCTGGAAAATCTGCCTCTGTTAATTCGTAGCCTATTGTGGATTTTTGGCCAAATCTGGAATTGGGACACCATATTGGAATACCATTTCTCCTAACATAAATTACTCCTTCACCATTACCACCTGCTGTACAACAATAAACTTTACCTTTAAATTTTTCATATCTATCTGTTATTTTTTTTCTTCCATTAACTAATGGTGTATTTTGTTTTGTCACAATTGTTAATCTCCATGCATCGGCATTTGCTTTTACAACATTTCCTTTACATCTTCCGGTTTTTATTATTTTACTATATCCTTTTTCGCATTTAAGTTTTTTATTTGTTGAATAACCACAATGTAGACATAATCGCATAAAATCATCTGCGAGTTTAGTTGATGATGTGTCGTATCTTTTAGTTCCATTTTCCATAGTATGACCATCACCAAGTAACATTCCTTCCAATAATAATTTGCAGTTTTTTCTTGATAATTTCCAAACCCATTTTGGTAAAAATTTGTTTATTGCCCCAACACTATATTGTTTCATATATTTGGCAATTTGAACATTGCTAATTCTCCAACAATTTTTTTCTTTATCAGTTTTATGGTAATTTGATGTTCCTATTTTAAATCCTAATGTTTTACAGCATTTAATTAATGCATCTTTAACCCTTTGTTTATGTGAAGCAATATTTACTTGTGATCCAACTACACATCCTTCCGCAATCCATATTCCAAAAAATGTGCTCCATGCTTCAATATTTAATTTCATCGCTGGTCTAATTTTTCCTGTCTGTGTTTCTACATATTCGGGTATTATAAATTCTTTTAATTTATTTTTAGGTTTAAATTTTTCAACATTTTTAAGATATTTAACTCGTTTTCCCTTAATATCTTTTGCTTCCTCAATTCTAAATTTAATTGGTTTTCTATCTGTTCCAATATACATTCTATGATTTGGTGTTACTTTTAAACTTACTTGATTTGATTCTTGAATATATATATCACCCTCATAATCATATTTTTGAATTGCCACTGGATGTTTATATTTAAGTTCGTCATTAATCAACGTTGCGACTTTATGTTTTTTTGTTATTTCATTTATTGGAATCCATCCCTTGGTTGTTAAAACATCATGACCTTTTGTGTAGCAACAATTGCCAGTCCATACATTTTTATTATTTTGTCTAATCATAAAAACATGAGATGGTACTTGTAAACAATATACATATCCATTATAACTATATATTGACTCATGTTGTCCTTTTTGTTTTTTAATATGTCCATGATTAATTTGGGGTTCGTTTTTTGTTTTTGTTATTCTAACTGATAATGCATCAGCATTTATATTTCCTTTCGTATTTTTAATATGGTAAGGCGATCCTTTTTTTCTTATTACTTTTATTCTAGCACTCCAACCCGCATGAATGGACAATTTCATAACGTCGTCAGCCAATTTTTTTGAGGATGTGTAATAACATGTTGTTGTTTTTGTAACATTTCCATCACATAAAACTAAACTTTCCAATAAAATTTTTGCTTGTCTTTTACTTAATTTCCATACAAATTCCGGTAAATATTTATTGAGTGCCCCAACATTTAATGGTTTAAATATTTTATATATATTTTCATCAATAATATAATGTGAACAACCATATCCATATGGATTTAATTTCGATTTTTTTTTAGAAAAAAAGACTTTTATATTTAATTCATCGCACACATTTTTAATATGATCAATTTTTTTCTGTTTTTCTCCCGCCAAATATATTTTTTTATTACAAATACACCCATCAGCTATAAAAAATCCCAATAATTTTAAGAATGCGTCATAATTAAATTTTTTATTATCAATTTCTAAATATTCAATATCATTATTTTTATTTTCACAATTTTTTTTTAATTTATATCGTTTTCCAATTATATTTTTTGCTGGTATTCGTTCAAATTTATCTTTGCTCCTTAATTTTACATACATATCATGATCCATTGTAACATCGATATCCACTTGTTGCGATCTTAATTTATACATTTCTCCATTATATTCAAATTTATAAATATTTAATGGATTCACGTAATTCAGATATTTATCATTTTCTAAAACGGCAACTTTATGTTTTTTAGTTATTTTATTTATAGGAATCCAACCTTCATCAGTCAATACATCAGCAATATCCAGCAGGCACATTTTATCGCCGACGAATGGTATTCTTTCTGAACTAACTCTCATTTTTCGTTCCTCTTGTCCGTCTATATTTTTTATTCCTGTCCAAACTTTATCAACTACACCAGGTTCATTTGATTTATAAATTTCACTTGCGTCTTTATATATTTTTGTGCTTTCTTCCTCTTTTTGAATTGGAGTTACCTTACCAAATAAAACATCACCATTTGATACTTCAGTCCCTTCCGGTGCATATCCATCATCATTTAATTTATCATAAGATCCTATACGCATTCCTGTAACTTGAATTGGATCTGGTTTCATAAATTTATCATCCTGTGAAGTTGATTGATTTTTTTTAATTTGAGAATTATATTTTTTCAAAGACATTGAACGAAATAATCCTCTATCAATTGCGCCTCTATTAATAACAATTGAATCTTCTTGATTTCCGCCTAACCAACAAGCAATTGCAACAATGATATTTTGTCCTAATGGTAACACATCATTGTATAAATATTTTGATGCACGAGTATTATAAAGTGGTCTTTCAGGATGATATAATATATAACTAATATCTAATCTATCCATATAATTAGTTGCATATATACCCATAGCCTGACGACCTTGAGCATATTGGAAAATATTTCTTGGACCTTGATTATGATTTAAATGGGGAATACTTCCTGCAACAACACCTAATAATAATGATGGATGAATTTCACAATGTGTATATCTAACAAATTGCATTTCATCATATCTATTTTGTATTTGTCCTTCTTGTTTAATATCTTTAACTTTATCTATAGAATCAATCATTCTTAAACGCATTTTTTCAACATTATTTATTTTAACACATGGCAAAGCATAATATAACATTTCCGTATCAATATATTCAATAATATATGGATTTTGTAACATAAAATTTTCCCATAATCCAATTTTTGTGGCGTCATTTATTACATCTGTTGATATTTGATTTAAATGTTTTTTATTAAATTTTATAATATTGTTTTCCACACAAAATAATGGTCTAAAAAATCTTCCTCCATCAGTATAAATTTTAATTTCAAAATCATCAATATCATAAACAATTGATATTCGTGGATCAAAATAACATGTTAATTTTTTATCCCTAATATCATTATAAAAAATCATTGAATCTTGACGTTTTAATAATCCGACCCAATCGCCATTAATAAATACTTTTGTGAATTTATTTAATTTTTTTAATGGAACACTTTCGACATCAATTATATATTTACTTATATATTTTTTGATTAATTCTGTTTGTTCATTATTTAAAATTGTTATGCCACTTAATTGTGTTAAATGTTTTACCAATCCTACTTTGGCATGTTCTGGCGTTTCTTCGGCACTTAAAAATCCCGTTGAAGAAACATGAAAATGTCTGGGACCAAATAATTTATTTGTTGATTCTAATGCCATATCAACACGTGTTAAATGCGACATCAATTGTTGATTATTATTCCTTTGTAATGGCTGTGCAACACCTTTTCGTTGTAAAAATTGTCCAATTAATAATGCTTTTTTTATACCTTGTTCTATAATACTAATTTTGATTTGTGATGTTATGTTAGTTGGTTCATTTACATTAATGCTTGTATTTTTAAAATATTTATTACAATCACTTATCATTTTTCTATATAAATGTAAAAACAATGAAAATAATAAATCGCCGGGCATTTCAACACGTTTATTTACATATGAATCGCGATCATCTAATGGTTTTTTTTTTAGAAAACCTTGCAATAATTTTTTAATCATATAGCCTAAATAATATGCCTTTTTAATATTTCCTTTAATATGTGGCAAAAATACATTTTCTAATAAATAATTCAAATGTGCTATTTTTTGTTGTTTTTCTAATATAGGATCAGTTTTTGAATATGTTCTAACAACTTTTATTTTTGGTATTATATATTCTATGGCTGAATTTTTGTCTCTTATTATTTTTCCATGTTTATCTCCTTTTACATTAGTTAATGCTGATCTTAATAAGTTTATTATGTCTTCATCATCATCATCTCCACATATACATTCTACAATGTCTTTATCCTGTTCAATTCCCAAAGCCCTAAATAATATAAAAACGGGAAATTCATTAAATATTGGAACACGTAAAAGCAATAAGTTATCCTTTTTCATTTTTATTGCAACAACTTGTGTTATTGCAACTTTATCATATGGTTTTGATTGCACTTGCACCACATATGTTTCAATTCCGGAATCTTTTTTAATATATACTAATGGTTTATTATCAACAACTTTATCTTGTGATATCATAACTTTTTCGTTACCATTAATTATAAAATAACCCCCTGGGTCATATTTACACATTGATTTGAGATTTGAAGGATCTATAACAGAAGAGCAATATTTTGAACGAACCATAACAGGAACAATAACTATCGGACCAATTGTAGGGTCTCCAATTATTTCTTCTTTTTTTTCTTTTGTGGCAATATTTATACTTTCTTTTATTTGTGTAATAGTTGCAAAAATTTTACATTCATATGTCAAATTATAATTTAATGCATCTATCGGATACATTTTTTCATTTTCTTGTTCTATAACAGGAGGTGCTATTTCTATACGTTGAAATCTAAATTTATGTCTTATTTCATTTGTCTCTGTCATTGATGTAAAAAAAACAGGTTCGTCATTTTCCAAAAAAATCTTTATATCATCCATAAATTTATTATAAGAGTTATATAAATGTGAAAATTGAATAAAACGTCTATTAAAATATAGGTCACTTAGTTTATACACGTCATCTATTGTTAAATTATTCATTGTCTTATTAAATTATATATTCTATATATATAATTTAAATTTCAATTTTTTTTAATAAAACACTAAAATCTTATTAAATCGTGTTATAAAAATAATATAATATTAAATAAAAAAATAAATTTGTTTAATAAATAAATCACAATTTAATATTTTTAATGTTTCGTTATTTTATGTTGTTGCATTGCGACAACATAAAATAGCCTCAATAACTTAATTTTGTCGCGAACGACAAAATTAAGTTGTTTTGTTATTAAAATATGTCTTGTGAAGCAAGACATATTTTAATTGTTTCAATTTTTGGAATTTTTATTAAATTTATACCAATACATACAATTTAATTTTTACAAAAATTCAAATTTTTAATAAAATTATTTTTATTAAAATTTAAATATTTTATATTATTCAAATTTTCCAAATTAAATTTTTTATTAATATTTATTAAATTGTTATTTATATTATATGAAATAATTTATTAAACTCCATTTTTATTACATATAAATTTATTTTAAATTTTAATTTTTATTTGTCTTCAAAATAATAAATTAATGTAATATTATTTATATAAATAAATTGATTAAAAATTAAATTGTGAAATAGATTTAGAGTTTCCAATTTATTGGTTTTTTATTATGTTTTATTAGATACTTATTTGTGTTGCCAAAAATATCGCTATCTTTAAATGCTGGAAAAATATTCATTTTTTTATTATAAGATAATGGAGATGGATGGGAAGTTATAATACAATTATGTTTTTCTAAATCAATTAATTCTATTTTTTTATAGGCGAATGAACCCCATAATAAAAATACAATATAATCGCATTCATCAGATATTTTTTTAATAATAGCATCTGTAAAAAATTCCCATTCTTTTGCATGTGCTAATTTTTTATTCATAATTGTCGTTAGAGCAGTATTAAGTAATAAAACCCCTTGTTTGTTCCATTTATCCAAACAGCCATATTCTGGTATTTTTTTAATATGACCATAAATTTTAAGATTATTAAAAATATTAACTAAAGAGGCAGGTAATTTTAATGGTTTTGCCACTGAAAACGACATTCCCATTGCTTGAGGAATTTGAACATTATTTATTTTTTCAATTCCCGGATATGGGTCTTGTCCTATAATAACGACACTTATATCAAATACTTTTGTTTCGTTAAATGTTTTAAAAACTAATTTCGGGTAGGGAACAATTTCTTTATCATTTTGAATATCATCATTTAATTTTTTTTCTATTTTTTTACATTTTTTATTATTAATAATATCTTTAAAAAATTTAATCCATGATTTTTTAATATGTAAATCATTTATTTTAAATTTCTTATTTTTATAAATATTCCATTTATCTAATTTTGCATATTTTTTTGCTGTTCAATAAATACTATACAATAATATTCAAAATATATATAAATTTGTGCGTTTTTTTATTAAAAAAAATTATATATAAAGAATATATAATTAATTTATTTATGTCCAAATATGTTGATACAAAAACAGCAAAAAAAATCCTTAATGTATCAACACAAACATTACGTAGGTGGGCAAATGAAGGAAAAATCGACTACATTACAACAAAAGGTAAACATAGAAGATACAACATCGAAGAAACAAAAGAAAATTCCCATAAAGAAAAAATCATCTATGCCCGTGTTTCCAGTAAGAAACAAATCGATGATCTCAATAGACAAATCAAATTTCTTAAATCTAAATATCCAAAATATAAAATTATCTCCGATATTGGTTCAGGAATTAATTTCAAAAGAAAAGGATTTATCTCCATTTTGGACAAATTATTCAGCAAAAATATCGAAGAAGTTATTGTCTGTGCAAAAGATAGATTCACAAGATTCGGGTTCGATTTGTTCGAATATATCTTTCGTTCCTTCGGTGCTAAACTCAAATTTGAAGATGACAAATTTAAAACCCCAAAAAAAGAACTCGCCGAAGATTTATTATCAATCATTTCGATTTTTACAGCAAGATTCTATGGTTCAAGAAAATATAAAATTTACACGAAAGATTAAATTTTTTCCCTCTACTGACCTTAAAATATATCTTGAAAAATGTTTTGGTGCTTCCAGATTTTTTTATAATAAAACTGTTGAATATATTAATTCCGAATATGAAAAAAATAAAAAAAAATATGATAAAGATGTAAAAAAAGGTTGTGCTTATAAAAATAAAAAAGGAAACCAATGTTGTAAAAAAATTTCAAAAAACTCAAATTATTTTTGTAATAATCATATTAAACAAAAACCTAAATTATGCCCCTCTTTGAATTTTATCGAATTAAGAAATAAGTTAGTTACAAAAAATACAGAATTAAAAGAAAATGAAAAGTGGCAAGAAGAAATTCCATTTGATTTAAGACAAAATATTATTAAGGATGCAATAACTGCTTTTAAGGTATGTATAAGTAATAAAAAGGCTGGAAATATAGATAAATTTAAAGTTGGTTTTAGAGATAAAAAAAATTTAACGCAAATATTTCATATACCACAAGAATTTATAAATTTTGAAAAAAAAATGTTATTTCCATCGAAGAAATTAAAATTTCATATGACTAAAAAAGAACAAAAAGAATTTAAAAAAATAGAAATGAAAAAAAGATTAAGAATAACGGTTCTAAGAAAATATCCAAACAAATATTATTTTTGTATTCCTTTAGAAAAAAAACAAGAAAAAATAAAACCTAAATTTAATGTTATTTCATGTGATCCAAATGTTAGAAATTTTATGTCAATATATTCATCAGATGGAATATACGGAAAATTAGGAGAAAATATAACAGATAGGACAGATAAAATACAAAAAAGGTTAGATTATTTAGAAATGTTAAAAAATTTTGTAAATAAGAAAAAAAGATATAGAATAAAAAGAAGATGTTCTTTATTGAGAAACAAAATAAAGAATATAATAGAAGATTTCCAATGGAAATGTGCTAATTTTTTGTGTGTAAATTTTGAAACAATAATAATGCCAATAGCAAATATAAAAAGTAAAATAGAAAAAAATGGGAAAAGGGTAATAAATAAAAAAGTAGTGAGAAGATTAACGACATTAAGGCATTATTCATTTATAAATAAACTAGAACATAAAGCAAAAATGTTAAAAAGGAATTTAATAAAATGTTCAGAAGAATTTACAACACAGACATGTGGAAATTGCGGAGAATTAAATAAAAAAATTGGGGGAAAAGAAGTATTTATATGTGAGAAATGTAAATATAAAGAAGACAGAGATATAAATGCTTCAAGAAATATTTTAATAAGATGCCTAACAAAACTTATTAGGGTTGATCAGCCCAAATAGATAGACTCATTTTTTGTAGTCTATAGAATAATATAATAACAAAAACGACTCTTTTTTTATGTTGCTTTTGTATATTATTCAATGATCTGTAAAACATTTATCATCCATTTTATTTAAAACCATATATAATATTCATTTTAGAATTCAATTTTTTTTTATAAATAATGCAATAAAATAATTAATTTTTTAATATTTTTGTATTTATATAATAATAGCCTAGGATAAAAATTCCAGAAACATTAAAAAATTAAATTGTGAATATACAAATATTAGCAAAATTCCAAAATCATTATCAAATCTAAAATATACTAATTGATAAATTTAATAATTTATTTTTATCGTTATATAATAATTTAATTTAAAAATGATATTAAAAGTAATTAATTTAAATACTTATATAATTTGGTTTAATTAAATTTTTATATTTTATTTTCAAAAATATAAAAATTGAAAAAAATATATTAAAATAATATAACTTATATATTAATAACTATGAGTAATGAATTTTTAAAAAAATACATTCCGTGCAAAACAAGTGAATTGATTGGAAATAAGACGCAGGTAACTAATATCAAAGAGTGGCTCAAAAATTATGATGAAAATAAATTAATGTATTTGAGTAAAAAAAAAAAGGGAAAAAATAGGAAATTTATTAGTAATGATATTAAAAAAATGAAAAGTTGCATATTATTAACAGGAAATCATGGAATTGGAAAAACTATCGCAATTGATGTAATATTAAAAGAATTAGATTACGTAAAAATTCCTATAGATGTATTTAAAATAAAATCAAAAGATGAAATTATATATTTTTTAGAAAATACAGAGAAAAGGATTAAATTTAATTTTATGCTGACAAAGAAAAAACAGAAACATGTTATTGTAATTGATAATATAGAATCCATTGTTTCTCCAATAGGAACAAAAAGTATAACATATTTGACAAAATATAATAACAATAGATGGGTAATTCCTATAATTTTTATTGCATCGCGAAAACATAAAAAGGTTACAACATTAATTAAAAAAGAAGCATTAGAATATAAATTTGTAGATCCTCCAATTCATGAATTATTTAAATTGACAAATAAAATATGTGATAAGGAACATATTATAATAAATAATATATGTAAAGAAAAATTAATAATTCATTCAAATAGTGATATTAGAAAATTAATAATGATATTAAATGATATAAAAAATACATTAAAATCAAATGTAAAAATAGATGAAGAATATATAAATAATTATATTGAAAACACAAAAAGTAAAATAAAAGATAGTGATTTATTCCAAAAGGCTCGTTCATTATGTTCGAATTATAAATCAATAGAAAATTGTTTAAACATATATTATAGTGATAAAGTTTCATTACCTTTAATGATGCAAAAAAATTATTATAAAAATGTTAAACAAGGGTCAAATAAATTAAAAATATGTGCTGAAATTGCATCATATTTAGCAAAAGGAGATGTAATAGAAGATTATATATATAGTAATCAAAATTGGGATTTATATGACATACACGGATTTTATACATGTGTTATTCCATCATATTTAGTATCACATAATAAAAATTATTTTGTATCCACAGAATTACCAGATGATTTTAATAGAACATCTATAACAAGTATAAATAAAAAAAATATATCAAATGCCACAACAAATAAAGAAACATATGATATATTTGATTTAATAAATATAAATACATTATTAACAGAATTTATTGTTGATGATAAATTAGATTTATGTGCGGATGTTATAAAAACGTTAAAATTAACATATGACCAATTCGAATCAATATTAAAATTAAATAAAATTAATTATAAAAAAATAATTAACAATAAAATTAAAAAAAAAATACAATTTTTTTTAAATAATTAAAAATATTTTTATTATAGAAATCATATTTAAACTTTTTTTTTGAAACGTAAAAAAATTTCTTTTTTTTTATCTAATTATAATATAAATGAGTGAAAAACATCGTTCTCGATCGGATGAAACAATTGGAGAAGACAAAAAAGAAATTATAGGAAAATTTCTTAAAAAAGGGATGCAAGATGCTCAAGTTCTTGCCGAGTTAAATTCGAAATATAAGGATACAGAAGTAGTAAAAACGTTATTTGATGCATATAAAGTACGTCAGGAACGTTTGCAAAGACGTGCATTAAGATTAAAAAACGCATTAGTTTCACATTACAGCCAATTGAGTCTAAGTGAATTAATTAAAAAGGCTGAAAAAATTAAAAAGAAAAAAAAATATACAGATGATGAGTTTGATGCGTTTATGAAAATGTTATTAACGGATTCAAGATATGCGAAAGAATCATACCATATCCCAGCGGGACAAATGAGCGCAACATTAGGATATTATGGTCCGGCAAGTTTTTTTGGTGAGAGATTGCACGTAAAAACTGGTGAATTTGATGTTTTACAAGAAATATTACAAATGGGAGCATCAACTAAAATTTTGCATGATAATGTTGTTATACAAAGTTTGCAATATACTGATTGTGCTCCTAGTTCATTGATGGGAAAATTTGATCGTAATAAACATAACGCATATTCATTTATACATCCTGTTCTAGCTGCGTTATTTATTCCAAAAATTAAATTGGTTGATGAACATATGTTGATAGCAAGTATTCCAAATATTATTAAATCAAAATATGAATCTATTCCAATAACAAATCAACCGGAAATGGAATTATATATTGATATAAATGTCGATCCGAACAATGAATTAACACAACAAGATCCGCCTCTAGTTTCATTACGTAATAGGGCATTTGCTCAACTTAAATTATGGGAAAATGTTATTAATTTGAGACAAGGAAATTATTATTATCCTAAAAGTGGTGAATTTTTAATGGCACTTGATAAATGCCATAGTAATATATTTGATGCGCCTGATTTATCATATGTTCGCGATGAAGGAATGATATTAAGAAAATTACTTGGAGTTTTTTCAATGCGTCCCACTATAGTAAGTGTTGCACCATATCATTCAATGCAATATGGTGTTTCATTTGGACACGAAGCATTAATGGGAATTGATAACACAATGCCTTTCATAAAAGTATCATCTATTCCAATTATCACAATAAAATTACCCGATCCAAATTCAGAAATGTCTATAGATTTACGTCAATCATTAAATCAATTACATTGGTTTTCTGAACATGGAAAAATAATGCCAAAGAAATTTTCTATTTTGTATAGCAACAATATTTTAATGTTTTATGCAAATAGAAGAACTGGAACACAATTTAATACTGCATCATTGCGTTATCCACAATTAATGTTTTCACAAGGAATTCCGGCATCATTTTCAAATTGGCAAATGATAAATAATTCACCTGTTAATTATGAACAAGAATTCAAAATTAATAACGATACTTTTGCATTACGAAGTGTAGTATTTGTCGAAACATCTGCAGTACATAAAGGATTAATAATTGGCAATTCTGCTGGAATTAGAAGCGATCCTAATCCTGAGCGTGGAGAATATGAACGCCATTGTTATTTATATGATCCTCAATCAGCATCATTATTTATGCAACCTCAATCAGAAGAATCGGGAAAATATGTCTTAAATGATCCAGTTACCGAAATAGAAGAATTTTCTATTACTAGTGGCGCTATGGCTGAAACATTTGAAGAAAGAGCAAGAAAGTCAGGAACAATATATATTTATGCTAAAAAAACAGAACGGGGAGAATCGATCACTCAAATTAGGGGAGTAAGTTATTAAATATCAAACCAATAACTAAATTCTTTGAATTTAGAATATATTTAATTTAAAAATTAATAATTTTTAAATTAAAATTATGCCATTTGAATAATTATATTATACTTTTAATAAAATACACAATTTTAAATATAAATACTATTAAATATAACGGATTTTCAAAATTTATTTAATATAAATATATTTGTTAATTTAAAAAAAAGAAAAAAGATTTATATATTTTAGAAATTTGATAAAATAATTGATTAGAAATAAATAATAATTTAATTAAAATATATCATCTTGAACATATTTTCTCACCATTTTTACAAATGTATTAAAATTATAATGGCTAAATGGTAATTTGCTTTTCACCTACCAATACTATTGGTAGAAATTTTAGAATTTTTAATATTGTATTTTTTAATTTTGGTTTTGCACAATTTTCCAATAATATTATCATTTAAATTTTTCTAATTTATATAAAATTTAAAAAATAAAAAAAAATATAAAATTTGTGAAAGATATAATTTATTTAATTAAATATAAATACAATATAAAATTAAAATCCATAATATGTTTTTAAAAATTTTGGAGGATTTATATAACTAAAACCTGTTATTTTTTCTAAATATTCAAAACATTTAATTCTTTTATTTGTTTCGCTTATTCCATATGTTGCCCAAGTATCAATGGGACATCCATTCTCATGCGCATATATCAAACAATCATAATTTCCATTTTCCATTGCTTCTCTAAAAGTTTTTTTATCCCAAGGACATCCATTTTCATGTGCATATTTCAAACATTCCAAATTTCCCTTTTTTGATGCATTACTACATGTTGTTTCGTTCCAAGGACATCCATTTTCATGTAAAAATTTTAAGCAGTCTAAATGTCCATAATATGATGCATTACTACATGTCCATACATCACATGGATAATTATTTTTATGTAAATATTTCAAATAATCAAAATATCCATTCGAAGCTACATCATAAGAAATCCATTTTTTAATTTTATAATTGTTTTCATGAAAATAAATAAGCAAATTTAAATATTTATTTTCAATCGCATAATTCAAATATTCATAATTATTTTGTTTATTTTGTATAAATTTTTCCTTTTGAATTATTTTTATTATATTATTAATTTTTTTATTATATGTTAATTTTAATAATGATAATAAAACATTATCCGCGATATTTAGTATATTAAATAAAATTTTATCGGGTAAATTTACTAATTCCATTATTTGAAATATATTATCTTTATGTGATTAGAATAATATTTGATTTTTCAATAATTTAAAATTTCAATTTTTCTTCCTGAATTTATATTTCATCACTATTATTAAATTCAAAATTAAATAAGATACATATTATAATTAAATAATTTAAATTTTTAATATGGCTTAGTGAATATAACACTTGTCAATGCAGGTAATACATTTTTTTGTGTTGAAACATTCATGGGGCGTTCACCAACTTGCAAAGGCTTATTAATATCATTCAAATAACCATAATATTGAGCGATATTTGAAATTAAATCAGGTAAAATTGCCAAAATTGTTTTCTTATTTAAATCTTTTACTTGATGAACTATTTTAGTTTTTTTATTTAATCCATATTGAAGATAAATTGAATTCATGACAATATATAAATCATCATTGTCTTGATCATCAATAATAAATTTTCCATTTGTTCTATTTAATACTTCTTGTTTTAATTTATTTTGTATCCTTAGCATATTGTCTTGAGAAAAAAATAAATTAGCGACACTACTTTCATTACAACATTCTATTCCTTGTCTCACGCCAAATTTTGAATATTTTTTTTTCGGTTTTTTCGCTTTAAATTTATTAGCATTCAAAATACTAAATTCATAATTATTACATTGTTTTTTTTTATATGGAAATGAATTTATAAATGAATAATCCATAAATTCAAATAAGAAAATAATTTAATTATTTATTCTTAATATTGTATTGTTCTAATAATGACGCATCATCATATAATAAATTATTTTCTCCTACATTCTGTATTATTTTTATATTTTTTCTATAATTATATAACGATGATCTAGGTACATCAATTTCAATATATTTATCGTTATCATCTTTAGATAAAATTTCCACATTATTATCATTTATTTTCTTAATTAATACAAATTTATATGTGTTATTTCTTTCCTCATGAACCATAATAATACCATTTTTTGGCGTCCCATTAACATTTGTGTCAATATTATCATATTCAATTTCTTTTAAAAATGTTCCTATTCTATTATTTAAAAATTTTCTCATTACGGAAAAAATTACAAATTCGATAAAATCATCATTATTTAATGGATCGTAAGTTTCGAATAAATTTTGTATCTTATCAAACATAACCAATATTTCTTCAGGTGGTTTCACGCCCCCATCACTTTCAAAATCTTTTCCAAATTTAGATCTATCAAATAATGTTCTAAATTGTTGTGCAATTATAATATTTACGACACGACGATTAATTTTATTCGTTATATATTTGAATTTCGTGGAATATATATTATATTTTTGTTCATTTATTTCTTGTGGTAAAACATTATTAATAATATAATCATCTCTAAAAAATGCATCTATTAATACTAAATATCCATAATTAGGTATATAATAATCTATATTATTAATAGAATATATCCAATAATATTTTTGAGAATCTGTTTTTTGTTCTTTAATATAAATATTATCATACATATTAAATTCACTAAATATTATTTCATTATATTGCATTGTCAATAATCCTGCCATAATCTGGAAAATTATCGAATACCATATATCAACCGAATGGAAGCCTGTATTTACCATTTGACGTTTTATTCCATTTAATTGGTATATCATTGAAGCCCATCCGGTTAAACTATAATTTGGCGATTCTGTTAATAATATCATAGAGTGACCTAACATTTTATCTTTATTTTTCATTAAATAATCTAAACTATAAGATCCACCCTGCATTGTTTTATCAATTCTTTTTGGAACGGATATTGTTGGGACAATCGATTCACTAGTATTTTTAGTTCTATTTAAAACAGCTTTCTTTTTTATTTGTTGTATTTTATTAAAATCTATATGTGATTTATCAGTAAGGTAATAACCATACATAATTGTAAAATTAGGACATACTTTCGCTTTAATAATATATTCATATATTATATCATAATACATTTTTTCTCTCCAATGATTAAAATCATAATATGTTAAATCTTTCATATCTTCAACCATATATTCTTCCGGTGTTATTCCATATATTTTAACATTTATTCCCATAGCATCCGGCGCACATAAAATACCCATATTTGCACTATGTCTTATTGGGAAACATGATCTAAATAATAATGTTTTATCTGGTAATCCCTTATATGGATTATTTGAAAATCTATATGAATTAAATGGATTCAGATCCATAAATCTAACATGGCTGATTAAATCATTATTATTTCCAGATAAATCTATATGTTTTTCATCTATTTTATTAAATAAAACTGCTTTAATATAATTATGTGTTGTTATTCTTTCTGTCGTTGTAAATGGTGAATTTATTAATTCTTTTTTTGGTAATAAATCTTCATATATAATATTTAATGAGCCGGAAAATGGATTCGCATTAATATTATATGAACTTATTAAATTGATTGGTGCTGGAAAAATAGGAGTATAAAATGGTGTAGTTTGAATGTTAGGATTTGAATCGATAATAGTTTGGGCTATTCCATGTAGTTTATCATGTTGTTGATATTTTTGTTGTTCCATAGGATTAGGATATAATTGTAAATTAAGTAAAGGAGGAGGAGATTCTTTTTTATGATATTGCATTGATTTTTCTTGTGGTGGTTTTTCTATAATTTTTTTACTTATTGGTTGTTTATATAATGGAATCGTTTTAACTGCTCCCCCTTTATTTAAAAAAAAAAATTATCTCCAATCATTTTATTTTCATTTCTGGATTGTGCGTCGGTATGACGAGTTGTTTTATTTTTGAGTTGTTCTACAGCCTGTCGGTTTAATAATATATCAGCTTTTCCTAATGTATCTACTTCTCCAACCTGATAATGTTCTGCATCAGGATTTGCTTTTAAAAACGTTTGTATCGTTTCTCTATTTATTTCATCCTGTTGTTCCCTATATGTTTTTGGTTCTCCTCTCTGTGGCAATTCTTCTTTTTTTACTAAATTCCATGTCTTTCTATTTCCACCCTTCATATTTTGATCCGGTTCTATATTTTTTTTAACTAAGTGCCAACATTTTTTTGATCCTCCCATCATAGGCTGTTGATTTAATTGAGGCATCGCATCGTTATTTATTTGGGGCATCATCATATTTGGATTTAGATTTTGTGACATGGAAGGAAATTGCGACATTGGAGACATTTGTGGAACTTGTGGCATAGATGTCTGTAATGATGACATTTGCCCCATCATTGGATTGAAATTAAATCCGGCGGATCCGAGATTAGGCATTTGGTTAAAATTTTGCGTGTTTATTGGATTCGCATTTGGATTCACAGGAATTGAATCTAATATATTGTGAGATTTATTTATTTTAGTTGTATAACCTCCAGATAAAGAAGTATCAGAATCCTGGGTTTTTCCATTCTTTTTTGATTGCCGTTTTAAAAGAGATAATATTTGTTCAATTTTTTTTTCTAATTTAGAATAATTCGATTCATGCATTGGATGTTTCATTTCCATATCTTGTTTTGAAAGTTCTGATTCCGAATGTCGTTTTATAGACTTTGGTTTCGAATGATGTTTTGATGAAATATGTCGTTTTGGTTTAATTTCCATTGATGAACCACTAATATCAGATTTTTCTGAATCATTCATATTACTTATAAATAGTTTAAAGAAATTATTTTTTTTAATAACATCCTTTGGATTTTTATATATTATAGTTTCATTAAAATCTTTTATTTTTTTTAAAAAATTATTTTTTTTTATTCTGTACGTCATCGGTATAATATTTTCTAAAAATATATCAAGTTCATTATTTCTATAATCTATATTTTCCAACAAATAAATCAATGTTTGTGAAAAATAAAAAAAATCATAATAATTATTAATATTTTGTTCCGATATAGTTGAATCATAAAAATATGACAATTTTATTTCAATTGGCGATTCCGGAATTTTATATTTAATGCCATCTATAACAAATAATTTAAAATCATTATTTTTTTTTTCATAAACCCATATAGTTTGCGGTGTTAATGTTCCAATACGAAAATCTTTTATTTTTTCATAAATTTTATGTAATGTAAGTAATATTTGGAAAAATAAAATTTTCCAAAAATTTATATCTAATTTTTCTTTATTAGTTTTAATATATTCTTCTAAATTTGTCATTTTATAATAATGTTCTGTTAAGGATATTAACATTGTGTCATCATCACTATATTTGGGTATAACATTGGTTATTGTACCATTTATTTTTTTTAATTCTTCATATTTTATATCAAAATTCATAATTGGTAATAATATGTATGGTATGTCTTCATTAATTACTAATTCACTTAATAAATATAATATTTTTATTTGCATTATTTCTTTTCTGTTTAAATCATCTAAGTTTTTGTTAAAAATGTCATATTTACATATTGTAATATTAACAGAATAATTAACATTTCCAGTTTGTTTTTCCATTTGTTGTGTAGATTTATTTGGATACCTTTTAAAAATAAATTTGTCTTGGTATTCGTATAAATATTTTGTTTTAGAATTTAAAATTTTTTCGTAATCTACATATTTTTTTTTGAGTTCATCAATAGTTATTCCGCGTAATGCAATAGGTTCAAAAATATAACATTCATCGGTTTTTTTATTATAAACATAATCATATAACATATTTAAACAAAAATTTAAATCATTGTAATTTATATCCATATATTAATATAATATATTAATATATTATTATAAATCAATATTTTAATCAACACATAATAAAAATATTAAATTCCAAATTCATATACAATTTCATTATTTTTATTATATTGAAATATATTAATAAAATATAATATATAATATTTAATAGGTTTTAAGCCAAATAATTTTATTACATTTGGATCTTCCGTTTTCCCCCAATCCCAATCTAAATGGTTTTTTTTATTATTTTTAATAATTTTATTTATTATTTTAACATTTATAAATTTATTAAAATATTTATCTATTTTTTCTAATTTATTTTTATTTTTTATTAATGTTTTTAAACTTTTACTACCTAAATTAGCACCATTATAAACATCATATATTATTGAAAAATAATCACGATAATGATCATTAATAATTAAATTATTTTTATTATTTTTAATATAAAATGATTTACTTAATTGGTTCATACTAAAATCATTTATTTTGATAAATAATCCATTTGCCGGTAAATCAAAAAAATTATTTTTATATTTATATCTAATAAATTTATTATTCAATCCTTTATTATTTTCTGTTAATATATTTCTAATGAATAAATCATTGTGTATGTAATTTGGATAAATAGTTTTTATAATTTCTAATGTAAAAAAAATTTGGAAAAATAATCTATCCAAAAAAATTTCTATTTCTTTCCATTTTTTTTTTGATATTTCAATAATACTATTTTCAAGTGAATTAGATACTTTTTCCATTTCTAATATGAACATTGGACTTATTAATTTTCTCGGATAACCTTTTTTATATAATAAATCACATTGATTATTAAATTGCTTTTTTTCTGTTAAATATTTTACATATGAATCACATATATTAAATATATTAGATGGTATTTTATCACATTTATAATAATTATAATATTTAACAATATGTGGTGTTTTATTTGTATATACAAATTTTTCTGTTAATTTTTTTATAACCATAATTTCATATTTGATTAAATTAATTATTTCTTTTATTTTTGGATCATAAAATCCCACAAAAATTGGAAAATATTTATAAACAATATCATCCAAAACAGCAATAATAGCATCAGAGCCACCCGAACCAAAATGTAAATCCGCATTACGTGGTAAATTACAATAATCAAATAATTTCCCCCCTTTTTTATATTTTTTTAAAATTAAATATTTTGATTTATATTTGGTATATTTTTGGTAATAATCAAACATATATAATAATATAATAAATTTTATTTTTTTCTAAATTCTGCAAAATATGGATCATTTTTGATTACATCTTCGGGAATAGCATATTCATCTTGTATTAATATTCTTCCCTTTTTATGAACATGTTTCCCAACTCTATATTTTTTCGGTAATATTCTATCAACGAACTCAATTGTTTCTTTTGGTATTAAATCAGATTTTAAAAATGTTGGAAAAAATTTTATTAATGTATTAAAGAAATAATGTAAATCATAATATCTATTTATAACAGGTGTAGCGTTTATAGTCATTGCCCATTCAGAATATATTTTAGTATTATCTACTCGTCTCGGAATGCATGCAAAATCAAAATCCCATATTCTTAACTGGTACCCAATATTAGGAACAATAAATTCAGATTCACCAATAATATAAATAAAAAAATCTTTAATACTTCCATCATTATTTTTAAAATCAGTTTTATGGACTAATATATTATTTGCTTTAAAATCATTATGTCTAAATTTTTTATAAATACTTTGAATAACCGCTAATGTTGAAATTATTTGAAATAAAAATGTTTTCCAATGTATTGGCTTAAATTTTTCGTATTTTTTTTTAATAAAATCTAAGAAATCACCACTATTTGCCCATTCACTGATCAAAATAGAAACTTTATTATCATAATGTTTTTTTTTATAATGTTTTATAAAATCTTTATATTTTCCATTTTTATCATTAACTTGTTTATCTATAAATAGTGATATATCAGTATAAAACGACGCGATGGGTAATACAATATGTGAGGTTTGATGTGTTTTTACCAATTTACTTAATAATTTAATCATTACTATTTCTGCATTTTCCGGTCTTCTAGTTTCATAAATATCGCCATAATTTTTTTTTTTAATATAAGGAACAACTTTAATAGCGATTTCCATTCCTGATTTTGTTATACATTTAAAAGTATGACCAGTTGTACCACTTTTAATATATATTAAATTTCCTCCTATGCAATCAAGAAAATTATTAAAATTAATAGTTTTTTTATTTAATATTTTTCTTGTGTCATGACTATTATAACTTTCCGTATCTGTATTTGAATCTGATTTTTTATCATCAATTATAGAATTAAATTTTGTTTTGCTTAATAATATTTTTATTGTTTTTAATCTATTTATAATACTATCTTTATTAATATTATTCATATTATTTAAATTAATAAATAAAATTTTTTTTATGTAAATATTTATTTTTTATTTTTAATATATTCAATAATTTTATTAATATCTATATTAGGTAATTTTGGAATACATGAAAATAAATACCGTTGATATATCATTTCCTGACTAAATGTATCGGGAAACATATATTTAATTTCGCTATTATTATAATCTCTATATTTTTCAGATAATATATATTTATATTTTGGAGGTATAATACATATTTTTTGTAAATTTGCTGAAACAAAACTATTTTTTTTGAATTTAATCTTATTAATATCAAAATTATTTATTTTTATATAATCAACAATACTTGCTAACAACGGAGCATATGAATATCTATAATACCATTGTTTATTTTTAATATTTCCAATATAATATTGTAATATCCAAACAAGTCCTTCAATATAATTTTTACATATTTCATTAATTATTTCTTTATTGTTTGTATTAAAAAAATAATTATAATACCTTTCAATCCATTTATTATCATTTCCTAACATTAATTTATCGGGAATTTTTACATCGTTCAAAAAATCTACATTATGTTTTTCTAAATAATAACCAAATAATGGTTCATGTGGATATATATAATTATTATATTTATATTTTTGTTTTAATGAAAATATTTCTTTTTCTTTTAATAAATTCAAAAATTTATTAAAATTTTCATTATTAAATATTCCGTCCTTATTACATATATTTCCGTCTATTTTTCTATATGTTTCTATTAAAACATTAACACCATTATTTATATCAGAATATATATTTATTGATAACATATTAGGAATAAAATCATTTCCTATTAGAAAACATATGAATACAAAATCTAATAATGTTTCCTTTTTTTTAATATTTATTACTGATTTGTTTTTCATAATATTATAACAATTTTGTTTTAATATATCGATATCTAATATATTAAAATTATTACATGTATTATCCAATAACTCATTTTTTGTGAATGATGTTTGTTCTCTCAGTAAATAAATATTCTTTTTTTTACAACATAATGATAAAAATATTAAATCAGTATCTAATCCAAAAATCATAATATTATTATAATTATTAACATCAATATGTTTAAAAATTTTATGTTCTCCTTCTCCATTTTTTTTATCCGAAGAATATATAAATTTAAAATCATTTTTTAATTCAATAACATTAATTTTTTTTTTAATATCAAATATAATTTCTTTAATATTTTTATAATTTTGTGAATCAATATTTTTTTTGCTTATAATTTTATTCAATTTAATGAGAATTTTATTTGACATTTCTATAATATTTTTTATTTTATTCAAGTTTATTTTTTCTAAATTAGGAATACTGAATAAATATTGATTAATATATTTAAATATTTTTTTGATTCCAATTATATTATTTTTAATTAAAATTTTTTTATTGATAATATATTTTTTGAAATATTTATTTAATAATTTCATAAACTTTGTTTTTGGAGAGGCATTCATTGATATGGCAAAATCGTATTTGGGAATATTATATTTAATTCTTAATTTATCATACATTGTTTCATCTGCAACATATTTATATCTTCTTTTTCTTTGTTGTAGAATTTTCGCCATTGGGGCAACACCATCAAATCCAATATATATTATTTTTGGTTTTACTATACCAATAATATTTTCTATTTCATCTGTTATTAATTTAAAAATTATTTTATTTTTCGGCTTAGGTAAAAAATTATTAATTATAGTTAATGGTTCATCAGAATTATATTGCATCGCATTTACATATGATTTTTTAGATTCATTTTCTGCAATTTCAATAATATTGTTATTAATTCTATAATTTCCAGTATTGTGTACAATATGTTTAATTATATTATCATAATAATTCGATATTTTTGAATATGCTTTATATATAAATTGGTTTGCATCTAAATATAAAATGTCAATATTTAAGTTTTTATTACCATTATAAATTATTGAATTTTCTTTATTAATTGTGATGTCCCAATTGAGAAATGCATTTTGTGTTATTGATTTATTGTCGATTAACCATCTAAAAAACTTCGGAACCCCCATTTACTTTAATATAGTATAAATAATTTTATATTTTTTTCTTCAATTTTATTATAATACTAAATTATGGATTCTGATAATGATGAAATTATAGATATGATAAATAAGGCAAAAGTTAATCCTCATATTGGCGGAAGGAGGAAAAAAACAAGTAAACGAAAATCAAAAGGTTCAAAAAAGAGAGTGCAAAAAAAAAGAACATCAAAACGTTCGAAAAAAGGAAGTAAAAAAATGAAAAGGACTACTGATATGTCGGGTGGAAAAAGAAGTAAAAAAACAAAAAAAAGTGAAAAACCAAAAGTAAGTAAAAAAAGTAAAAAAAGTAAAAAATCAAAAAGAGGTATGAAAAGAGAGATGAATCCGATATTCAAATTGTGGATCGAATTAGTTGCCCATATTAGGAAAGAATTGAATGTAAAAGGTGGTCCAGTGACGGCAGTTACAAAATTAGCATCGAAATATAAAAATGAATCCGAAAAACAAAATCCATCGGCAAACAAGGAAACAATAATTAAAAAAGCAAAAGAATTATTTAATAAAGATGTTAAGGACGGAACAGCAATGAAAAAATTAGAAGTATTTCAAAAAAAATAATTAATATAATATCCTAAATGTTGTATCATTTAATATTTCTAATACCTGTGGCATTCTATCAGGCGAAACAATTCCTGTATTGACATATGTTTTATCAAAGGGATTAAATGATTCAGAACTTCCAGTATCAACACGCCATACATGATCATCACAAGTTCCATTTATACCATCATCTAGTATAAATTGAGGTGTATGACCAATTATAATATTATTTATTTCCAATGTTGTTAAAACAGGTTTAACATAATTTTTACACATTTCATAATCTAATGATGCTCTCGTTTTAATATTACCTAAAATACGATTCCAAAAAAAACTATTAATAACACCACTTAAATTTGTTTTAACATTTATTTTTAATACACCAACTAACCATTTTCTAATATATATATTAATTAAACTTAATTTTTCTTTATGATTTTTTTTATTGATTTTTAATTTGTCTAATAAATTTGGTATAATACCCGCATGAACAAATAAATTAGATCCTATAATTATTAATCCTTTTCTTGTACAACCCAAAAATTTTCCTATTTTTTCATTTGGAGAAAATGCTTTTGCTCTTCCTTCAAACCCATTTTTATATATTTTACCATCTTCATCAATATAATTCTCAAATCCTTTTATTCCAAGATATGACACATAATCTAATTGTCCCATTATATTCATTATTTCGTGATTGCCAAATAATGAAATTACCATGCCTCCATGTTTCAATGCTTTTTTATGTAATTCTGTAAAAAATTCTAATATTTTTATGTCTGAATTTTCATCATTTGGTGTTCCATCTATTTTATTACATAAATAAATACCATTTGGTCTACATTTATCAATCTGATCCCCCACCTGAACAACATGTGTATCTCCTCCTGTCCATTCAAGTTCATCATTAATTAATTTTGCTATTTTTAATAATTTTAATGCTAAATTATAATCTCCGTGTATATCTCCTAATACTATAATACGTCTAACAGGTGGTAAAGTAGTTTCTATAAAATCATAATCAGGACAATCTTTTATAAAATTTTCGTACGTATCATTTGTGTCTATCATTATATATATTAATTATATATTTTTTTATGAATAAATAATAAAATTTTTAGATAAAAAAAGAAAAATAATAAAATTTTTTAGTTTAGTTGTGGTGTCTCATTATAATTTAAAATTTCTGCATTTAAATTAAAAATATGTTTCCAATGTTCCGGTTTTATGTTTGCCGGCAAATATTCAATTCTTTGTGTACTTGTACTTGAAAATAAATCACTATCACTCTCAGTAATGATAACATATGGATTTGCCAACACAAAATCACATTTAATAATAATTTTTTCATAATCAATCGCATTTTCTATTTCATTATTTTTTTTAAAATTAATATGAAGTAAATTTATTTGTCCACCATTTTCTTGATAATACAAATTAAATGTACGTATAATATTTCCAACATTTGTAATAATTTGCATACTTAATTCTGTAAATGCATCATTAATTTTTGATTTAGTTGAACTATCAAAATTTAAATTTTTTATCATAAAATTAAATAAATTTATTAATGATATCGCATCCCCTCTTATTGTTCCTTTGGAATAATTAATGTCATTATTTAAGAATTTAAATCCTTCTACTTGTTTGATATCACTCAATGCTAAATTATGTTCATGTTTTAATAATTTAGTAATATCTCCCGCTAATTTTACACTTGATTCTAATTCTGATGTCGTTATTGGAATAGAAACAATTGCGAATAATAATATACAAATTAATAAATATATTGTCATGTTCAAATAATACATATTTTAAAATCACTTTTCAATAGTTTAAAAATTCAATTTTTTGCTCGCCCAAATAAATAAAAAATTATAAAAATTGATAAAAATATTAAAAAATAATTTATGTTGAAATTTGATGTAAAGATCTAACTGAACGTAAGATTTTATTACGAATCATATTTAATTCACCTATAGTTAATGCTCTTTCTCTATAAACGTCATCACATTCCCATGGTCCAAAAACATCATATTTCCTTTCACATTTTTCTCTTGTATGAACACATACCGGTGGTATATCCTGTTGATATTTTGATTGTTCTACAATGATCTCAATTATTTCACCTTTATAATTTGCGTTAATATCAATAAAATTTAATTCTGCATATCCATTGTCTAATATATAATTCCATTTTTTTGATACATATTGTGAATTGTTTATCATCAATCCAATTTCTCCCATAAAATTATCGATAATATCTTTCGTTACTTTATATTTTTCCATTCTATTTAATAATATATTTTTATTAAAATTCTGTATATTTTCCTGTTTAATATTAAGCATAAAATTATCGTATGTTGGTTTTAATGCGGGTAAATTATGTTCATGCAATACTAAGGGACAACATTGAAAACTAACAATAATAACAATAATAATATTAAATATTGACATAATCACCATAGTATTATAAATATTATGTATAATTTTAATATTTTAAATTTCAATTTTTTATAATTTATAAAAATTCTAATATAAGTAAAAATTGAAATTTGTTTTGTATTTAATCCATATTCTAATTTATATACCATGATTGAATTATATTTTCTATCATATAATACATTTTTAATATTAGAACATTTTATAAATAAAAATCCTCCATTATTACTTAAAAATGAAAATGATATTATTGGATATAATATTTCAAAATTAGAAATAGGAGATCATATTATTATTCAAAGAAGAATTGAAAATTCAAATATTGGATATTATCATCATGGAATAATAACACAAACTTATCCAAAAATTAGAATTGCACATGCACATAAACATAAATATAATAATAATTTTTTAAAAACTTTATTTGAAGATAAAAAAATAAAATTTACGGAAACAAGTATAGAAGATTTTATAGGTAATTTTAAAAATAAAAAAATAGAAAAAGTAATATATAATTCAAAGAATGATTATATTTGTCGCTCATACAAATATCAAAAAATAAATAAGGAAAAAATTATACAAAATGTTAAAATTCTTATTAATACGAAAAAATACAATCTTAAAAAATTTAATTGTGAACATTTCTCATTACTTACAACAACAGGAAAATATAAAAGCACGCAAATTAAATCAATAAAAAAATGGTTTAATAAATATAAATTATTTATAAAACTTCCAAATTTGTAATAATTTTTAATTTATAACATATGTAACAATTTTTAATGGTGCATTTACACCATCAAGCGTAACAACACATAATATTAAAAATGTTCAAAACAATATATTTTTGGATGTAACAAAAATGGATATTTTTGCGTGATTGTGTTGTATTTTTTGAATATATATAATGTATGGTTATATTTCAAAAAAAAAATTGAAAATTTAAATAAATAATAATATTAAAATTATAATAACTATGACTACTAATCCATTTTATATAACGACCTTAAATGAATTCCAAAGACCATTGTTGTATTCACAATTTTTGAGAGTTTTAATAATATGTTCAAAAAAAAATAAATTAAGAAAATTCATATATAAAAAAAAATTAAATAATAAAGATATTAATAAATTTAAAAAAGATTTTACAATTATAGAAACAAATATTAAAATAATAAATAATAATATATTTTATAATAAATTATTGATAATCAATAGTGATTTTCTTAAATCAATTAGAAAAGATAATTATTTGGATGAAGAATTAGTATTACCATTATTTGAATTACATATAGACACAATAAATAAAATCATTTCCAATTACAATAATGCAATAGATATGGAAACATTTAAAAAATCAATTGGTATTATGCATTATTATTATAGAACATCACCATATGATAAAACTAAATATTTTATGAATCTTGTTAAAAATCTCAATATTGAACAAAATAATAATTTAAATCTTTCTTTGGATAATTTTTTCGTTAAAAGAATATTTAAAACAAATATTAAAACATTAAATGATTACCAATTTAAAAATATAACGATATTAAAGGAACACGATTATGTTGATATAAATAAGGTATTTAGAGAAAAGAAGTATTATTATAATAAAAATATTAATTTAAACAAAAATGAAATTAATAATATGATAGAATTATTAAATGAATATGAATTATATACATTGTTTAATACATTAATATGTTCCAGAGATTATTGTCATCTTATTCTTAATAATTCATATATATTACAAAAATGTAAAAATTTATTTGATAAATATAATAGTTTATATAGTTATATTATTGGATATGCATGGACTAAATTTTATATTGAAGAATGTATTAATAAATTAGACACGACATCAAATTGTGTTTTTGATATTGAAACTGCATCACATTTACCATTTTATCCAATAGACCATACAAATATCCATTCAAATCCATATGTTACATTATTTTTATCAGAAAAACAAATCAATTCATCAAAAAATTTAATGAGTATTGAACACAATAGTAAAATCGTTACATTAGATAAATTTAAACGAAATTTAAATACATTTATTTCAAATGATGAGAATATCGATTTATTGGATGGAATTAATTTAAATCTATGTGCCATAACTGGAAGTATTATTCCGGCATGTTCATTAGATGATTTTATATTATGTAAATTAGAAGGTTCATATGCTAATTATATTAATAAATATTACAAAGAATCAGATATTGATGTTATGTGTAAATTTGATTCGATATTTGAATTTATTAGATATGTAAATGATTTTTCAATAAAAATTAAGGAAAATATCAAAAAATACAGAAATGAAGATACTAATTTCAATATTATTCCTGATAGAAAATTAATATTTCTTGTTAATGAAAGTTTTATTAAAGAACATATTGAAGAAATTAACAATTATTGCGAAGATAAATTCAATTCAAAAGATATCATAACACATTTTGATTCGCAATTAATAAAAGAATATTTTTACAATACATATTATATTAATTTTAAAAAAGAACAAAATAAAAAAATGAGAAAAAATTATAATTCTGAATTGTGTTATTCCTATATGACATTTTTTGATATGGAAAAAATTGATATAAAATTAGTAACATATGATTCACCAAAAGAAATGATAAAATTATATGAAAATGAATTGGTTTTTTTTGATAAAAACAATAAATTTAGTATGAAAATGGCTGAAAGTGTTAAATTTAAAATACATTATGATGTTTTAAAACACGAATTTGAATTATTTAATGTAAAAACAAATACATTTATAAATAAAATTAAAAAATTTCATTTACCACTAGTTCGTGGATATTATAATGATAATGTATATTTTTGCCCTTCGGCTATTACTGCATTAACGACAGGGATTAATATTGAATATAAATATATTGTCGGCGCTAAAGATCCAGTAGATATTTTAAATAAATATAGAATGCGTGGATTTAGTACTATTTTAAATAATCATGAATTAATGTTGGTTAAAAAATATAATGAAACTAATGATAAAAATGGTGGAATATTTAAAAATTCTAGTTTTGGAACAATGCAAGTTGATAATAAAATATTTGGAAAAACATTTGGAGTAATAAAATCTCCGGTTAAAATTAATAATATTATTAATTTTATTGATAAAAATGGAAATTTAGAACCATTACATGAATGGATTTTTGATGCAATGTATAACGGAAAATTTTTATTGACTAATAAAGAAAAATAAAATTTATTATATATATTAAACGATGTATACTTTTTTATTTATCAATATAATAAAATATTATATTATTATTTCAATATTATAAATAAATAAACTATTTGTAATTAATATTTCGATAATCACAATATTTTAAGAAATTTTCTGTATTTAATACTCCCAAACCACATCCTTGTGAACATCCTATATTTTTATCTATCAAATATTTTGTTCCTTCCAACCATCCAATATCATAAGCATGTTGCATTGGACAAAAATCCATCAAACCACATAAATATACTTTTATATTTTTTTTTATTAATTCTTTTTTAGTAAATATGTCATCCCACGGCTTCATATCAAAATAAAATCCGGTATATATATTTTTTTCTTTCATATTATTACATAAATTTTTTAATCCTTTAAGATCTTTGTTTTCTATTATTAAAAACATTTTATAATCATTCCTATAAAAATATAATTTATTTATTATTCTTTTTATCTTTGATATTATTAGAAATATTATATTTCTAATATATAAATATACCATTTTTACTATATTTGCCATTGTTATTATTTAAATATGTAATTATTATATTATGTTGAAATTATAATTAAGCTATTAAATAAATAATTGCATTGCAATTATTTATTTAATAGCGAAATTTCAATTAGGACTTAATAATGTATATTATAACAATCAAATAATAATAATTTATTTAATACATTATAGAAAATAAATAAAATTATTATATTTTAAAATAATTATTATTATTTGAAAATTAAACTGTAAATACTTTCTTACAATTTAAACAAACAACAAATGTCGTTATTGGTTCATCACATGAACGTGTTTGCATTTGACTAATACGGCATTTACTTTCTCCACATCTTCTACATTTATATAAATCACTGACAGCCATATTATTTTGGATTTCTTCATTTATTCTTTTTTTATTTGTGATATGTTCCCAACTTTGAGGATCTAATTGTTCTGGTGACATAAATGCGACAAATTCCGGCTTGATACTTTTTGATATTAATGATTCCATTAAATTATTTTTATAATTGTTTTTTCTTAAATAATTTAATAATGAATTTGCTTTACAATTATAAATGGGAGAAAAAAACATATTACTATAATTATTCATTGTCACGTTAACCAATGAAAATTCGAATATACTATTTTCTATTTTGGTTGATACATCGAAATCTAATAATATGCAATTAAATTTAAATGTATATTCCTCTTGTTTTCTATATTTTTCAGCATAATTTAATAAATTTAGTGATATCCCGTCACTTGCCATCGAAATAAAATTATTGTTTCTTTTGAGTTTCTTAATTTCCATTTATAATATTATTTTATGTAATAATATTATAAATTCAATTTTTTATATGGAAATTTATAATGAATCTGATATAACATTATTGAATGATAATATAAATGATATAGTTGATAAAGTAAATAAAATACGTGGCAAAACTTTTGAACCCTTTGTTGAAGAAATAAAACAAATAACGGAAATAATAATAAATTATGTAAAAGAAAAAGGAAGAAAAATATATGGGGGATATGCTTTAAATTTATTAATTAAAAACAAAAATTCAGATGATGCAATATATTCAGAAGATGCAACACCTGATGTTGATTTTTATTCTCCAGAACCTATAAAAGATTATATAACATTAGCAAATGAATTATATAAAAAAAAATTTAAAAATGTTATGGTTAAGGAGGCACAACATAAAGAAACATATAGTTTATTTGTTAATCAACATTTATATTGTGATTTAACATATGTTCCTAAAAATATATATAACAGAATGCCATTTATCAAAATAAATGGACTTAAAGTTATTGGTCCATATTTTATGATGATTGATTATTTTAGAATGTTAACAGATCCTTTATTGAGTTTTCCCTTCAGATTTAAAGATAAGCCGTCATTCAAAAGATTTTATTTATTACAAAAATATTATCCTCTTCCAAAAACTAATAAACCAATTCGTAATGCAAATATCGTAAATGATATAAATATTGTTAAAAATATACAAAATGTAATTTATAATTTTATTAAAAATAGAAGTACTATAATAAATATAGGACATTACGCATATAATAGATTTTGTTTAGAAACAAAAAATAAACCTATAGAAATACCATTCTTTGAAATTATTTCCACAAATTATATTTCTGATGCGTCTTTATTAATGGATTCATTCAAAGAAATGGATAAGGAAATTTCAAATGATATTTATATATCAGAATATTTTCCTTTTTTCCAATTTTTTGGATATAGTGTTCGATTTTATTATAAAGATACATTACTTATAAAAATATATAATTATAACAAAAAATGTCTACCATATATTGATGTAAAATTTGGTTCTTTTGGCGAAAACAATAAATTTATTAAAGATAGTTCTTCTTTTGTTAGAATAGGAACATTCGCATTAACAATGTTATATATATTAATAAATATTATAAAATACCGTGTTGATAAAAATAAATATATGATGGATTTATATTTTGAAATGGCGTCACATTTAGTATCAATAAGAAATAATTATTTAAAAGAAAATAATAAAACAATGTTGGATGATTCTATATTTAAAGATTTTATAATTGATTGTGTTGGCGAAACGGAAACTCCAGAAAGAGAACGTAAAAAATTAATTGAAAAAAGAAAAAAACAAGGAAAAAAATATGTTTTTGATTACAGACCCGATAATATATTGAGGGATCCCGAAAGTGTTAATTATATATTTTCAAATTCATCCGGAAATATGATTAACAATAAAAAAAATAAAAAATTTGATTTTTAGATAGATTAAAGTGTATTTAATTTACGATTACATATCCACAAAAAAGCGATTATATTATTTTCGCCGATTTCGTATTGTTAGATTAATTTGGACTAGGAATTTGGGAATTAACCAGATCCTCCGCAAAATGTCGCGCTTCCCAATATTCGACAGCTTGGCAAATTCTCTCATTTTTGTGGATAATATATCCACACTGGCAATTGCTTAGGCTTGTGCATTCATGAGATGTAAAAAGAAAACCACGTGGAAGAGTTCGAATAATATGTTCAATTATTTTTTCGTGGCAAATTCTCAAAATCGCTATTGCTTGTTTTTCACAAACAATAAAATTTGGATCATGTGAATCAATATGATATCCTTTGCAAGAGCAATTGCATTCCGAAAAACTATCACGATGAATATTATTAATACAAGACGTGCGAATTTTGTTTAATTCGTATTGAATATATGCGTTCATGGATATTAAACTATAATAATAAAGGATTATATAGATATTTTAAATTTCAATTTTTTTTTATGAGAAAATATTCCACAATAATAAAATTTGACTTATTTTCTATATATCACCATTTAATTAAAACAAATAATACTATTTAATATATCAAAAAAAAATAAAAAATTTGATTTTTGAATTATTTGACTAAACAACAAAATTTTTTTTAAGATAAAAATTATTCCAAACATTTATTTATTAGTCGCTTTGCGATTAATAAACAAATGAAACTATTTGCAAAAAATGGAATAGCCAAATATTTCGTTAGAAGGGTGGAGGAATGTTGGTTGTCAAATCAAATCCTGAACGCGCAACACCAGACAAAAGCGCATTTGTGGCGATTTGGAATACTTCGTCATAACTAGCAATTTGACAAACGTCGGGTGATATGGGAACAAGAAAGCCACAACGGCAATTACTCAAACAGACACACTTGTGGGATTCGGAAAGATGACAACGTTCATAACCAAAAGACTCAACTAGACGCCCAATCAAATTTATTTTGCGAGAGAACAAAATTGACAACGCCTTTTTTTTAGGAACAATGTCTGTCGGATCTTGTGGATTTATACAATAATATTTTTCACAAGAGCAAACACCCTCCAAAGAATTACAACAATATTTTGGACAACAAGTAGGAAGTTTAGCGAGTGCTTGTTGAATGAGTGTGTCTTTTTCCATATCCATCGATGTCATCTTGTTCCATGGGGTATGTGTTGCCATTTGTATATAATGTATTGTTAGATATTGTTATATCTATTCAATAATAAAAGGAATATTCAGGTATTTGATATTTCAATTTTTTATAAGTGCAATCCATGATTATAATTATAAAAAATTGAAATATCAAATGCCTGGATATTCCTTTTATTATTGATTTATAACACATTGTTATCACAATGAGTAATTATCAACAAATTTACAATCATTTTATTGAGTGTGCCACACGTGGAGATTCAAGATTGGTTGAAATCGCAATTGATGTGGATGATGCCGAAAAAGCAATAAAAAATATGGATAATTGTTTGACAGATGATGAAAAAGACAAAAAAAAATGCGATTATATTGAAATCGTTAAATCTGCTTATGATGAGACAGAACAATTGAGCATGGATCTTATTGACGCAAAAAGAATTCATGATAAAGGAATATTTTGTTTGTTGAATTCATCTATCCAAAATGCTTCTTTGTATAAGGTGACAGAAAATGACGGAACAGCCGATTCTCTTTTTATTTTCTGCCTCGCGCGAATTAATGATGAACTAGCATATATTGAGGAAAATTACCATTTTCCGCACATCCGAACCTAATTCTTTTGATTTTTTTATCTTTTGCACATATGCATATAAAATTAATTTCCATTGAATAATATACAAATACATCTTAATAATGTATAGGCTATTATTACATCAAAGGTATAATTTATTGGTACGTTAAATATTAAAAAATGCTATTAGTATTTTTAATATTTATTGCACATTATTATTTAAAATCGTTTTACATTTTTAAAATTTATTGTATATTACTAAGAAAACAACATTTTTATTAATTTTTTAAAATTTAAAATTTTCATCAACATCAAATGCCCATTTAAATTTGTCTTGTAATTTAGTTGAAAATATTTTATTAGCATCAATATTATGTTTTTTCATAAATGCTATCGATATACGAGGATCAATATAATTAATTTTACTTGTTTCTAACGAAATATTTTTTGATTCTATTTTAATTTTTTTTTTGATAATTAATTTCTTAACTTTTTCTTTTAATTTATTAATTCTTTCAGTTTTATTTTTAATATTTGATTTTTTAAATTTACTAATTCTTCGTTTATATTTTTTAATCTTTTCATTTATTTTATCAATTGATTTATAAAAATTTTTTGGAACTGCTTTTTGGTGATTCATTAAAATAGCAACTTTTGCATTTGCTTTATTATATTCTTCATATAATTTTTCTATTTTGTCAGGTTTATTATAATTTTCATATTTTTTATTGATTTTATTAATTTCTTTTTGAAATAAATATGATGCTTTAAATGTTCTAAATACTTTTGCCGTTAATCCTTCCATAAATGATTGCAAATATTTATTAAGTTCAATTGCATTTATTTTATCAAATAATTGATCAGTTTTTTCTTTTCCGCTTATGAATTCTTTAATATTATTGTAAATATTTGGTTCAACTTTTGCTTTATTAATATAACGTATAGAATCTTTACCTAAAAAATCTAATTTAATTGTATTATTTTCTAATAAATCAATATGTTCACATCTTAATGAAGATACACCTACAGTGTCCGCCTCATCAATATCTTTTTCATTTCCAATACGTAAAGCAAAATTAAAAATAAAATATAATGCGGTTGCCAATTGTCGTGTTTTAATATCTGCTGAAATTAAATTATTGTTATTTATTTCTAAAATTTTTTTAATTTTTCTTTTTAATTTTCTTGCAAAATCAAATTTTTCTTTATCGTGTTTTGTTCTCATTTCAGATTGAGCACCCAGCCAAATATATTTATTTTTACCGGAAATGGGATCTTTCCATTGCGCCAACCATTCCACACTATTATCATGAATTATTTTTTTCCAATGATGTCCCTCAGGTGGTTCTGGCGATTTTCCTTTTCCTATATTAATTATTATATCCTCCGGATAAATTCTTTCCTTTATTTTTCCCAATTTTGGATGATTTCCACGTCCTATAAATATTCCCGGTGGTTCTATTCTAAAATTACCAACTGGTTCTTCCTTTTCATTTACTATTGCCGTTTTATATTTTTTTTCCAATTCTTCGCGCTCTTTTTTAACATTTTGTTTTTCCTCTTTTGGTTTATTTTTTTCAATTTCTTTTTTTTCATCTAAATATTTTTTAATTAAACTAAAATCACATTGATCTAGTGATACAATATCAGAATTATTTAACGTTTTTTTCCAATCATTCCAAAAATTTTTTCTAAAACGATTATTTTTAATATAATCTGTACCAATATATTTTGCATATAGTGTTGCATATTCTTCTGCTTTTTTATTTAATATAATTTCTTTTTCATTACATATTATTGGTATATTGTGTTTAATATATTCGGGCGGAAATAATGGACCACTATGATATAATGTTTTCCATTTTTTATAACCACCATATTGAACTATTGGCTTAACTTCATTTAATTGTCTTGACAATAAAAAAAATGTTAATAATTTTTTATTATTTATTTTATTTAAAGAATTTTGAAAATTGTAATTTCCGTTATCCATAAATATATTATACATTAATAAAATCTTTAATTTAATAAATTTCAATTTTTATAATTTATTTTTATAAATTATAAAAAACCCGAATTAAATGATAATAAAAAATCATAATCATTATATTTTTAAATTATATAAAATATTTAATTGTAAATATAACAAATGGAGAATAAAATAAATATTTATAAAATTTATTTTTTTTGAAATTATTATTAATTAATAATAAAATTTACAATTGATATATTTTAAGATTGATTAATGATTTTGGAATTTTTATACCTTTGTCACAACTTATTTTTTCCAAACAATGTAATGTTTTTGGAATTTTATTAATTTTTGTATTAGAACAATTTAATATTTTTAATTTTTTAATATTTGGTAGTTTTTTTAAATTCCTACACCACATACAATCTAATTCTTCCAAACAATTCAATTTAGGAATTTCATTAATATTTGTACCATAACAATATAATTTTCTTAATGTTTCGTTATTTTATGTTGTTGCTTCGCAACAACATAAAATAACCTCAATAACTTATTTTTGTCGCTTGCGACAAAAATAAGTTGTTTCAATTTCTGGAATTTTTTTTAAATTTTCGCAATTATTACAATATAATTCTTGCAAACAATTTAATGTTTCTGGAATTTCTCTAATTTTTGTAAATACACAATTTAATATTTTTAATGTTTTAATTTCTGGTATTTTTATTAAATTTTGACAATCATAACAATTTAATTCTTCTAAACAATTTAACATTTTAGAAATTTTACTAATATTTGTATATTCACAATTTAATTTCTTTAATGTTTTAATTTCCGGAATTTTTATTAATTTTTCACATCGTAAACAATATAATTCTTCCAAACAATCTAATGTTTCCGGGATTTCACTTATATTTGTACAAGAACAATTTAACTTTTTTAATGTTTCGTTATTTTATGTTGTTGCTTCGCAACAACATAAAATAGCCTCAATAACTTATTTTTGTCGCTTGCGACAAAAATAAGTTGTTTCAATTTCTGGAATTTTTATTAAATTTGCACAATTGTCACAATATAATTCTTCTAAACAATTTAATATTTCTGGTATTTCATTAATATTTGTGGAACTACAATTTAATTTCGTTAATATTTTAATATTTGGTATTTTTATTAAATTTTCACATCCATAACAATCTAATTCTTCCAAACATTCTAATATTTCCGAAATTTCATTAATATTTGTGTAACCACAATTTAATTTCTTTAATATTTTTATATTTATTTTTTTTAAATTTTTACATCCACAACAATTTAATTCTTCCAAACATTCTAATATTTCTGGTATTTCATTAATATTTGTGTAACAACAAATTAATTTCTTTAATATTTTTATATTTGGTATTTTTTTTAAATTTTCACAACTATAACAATATAATTCTTCTAGACGATCTAATATTTCCGGAATTTCATTAATAGTTGTATCATGACAATTTAATTTTTTTAATGTTTTTATTTTAGGTATTTTTATTAAATTTTTACAACTATAACAATCTAATTCTTCCAAACAATTTAATATTTCTGGAATTTCAATAATAGTTGTATCATGACAATTTAATTTTTTTAATGTTTTTATATTTGGGTTTAATTTTATTTATGTAACTTCGTTACATAAATAAAATTTATTTTTATTAAATTTTTACACAAATAACAATTTAATTCTTCCAAATAATTTAATATTTCTGGAATTTCAATAATATTTGTATAACCACAATTTAATTTTTTTAATGTTTCGTTATTTTATGTTGTTGCTTCGCAACAACATAAAATAGCCTCAATAACTTATTTTTGTCGCGAGCGACAAAAATA